GAAATGATGATTCTTGAAGGTGAGGATCTTACTCAGTTTGGTGATGATGCCTCATCAACTTTGCCCGAGCTTGAGCAACGTCGTTTGTCTGAGCAGTCATCTGCTTATGACCGTTGGGTTAATTCTGAAGCCAATCAAGCACTGCTCCGCAAATATGGTGTTGATGGCACGATGTACAACAGTGACGGTGACAGCTTTAAGTGGAACGGCTCTGCCTATGTAAAGACTTATAAAGTTGATGACCATATGAATGTAGGCGATTACATAAAAGCAGGTGCTGCTTTGATGATAGCCGTCTATGGCGCTCCAGCTTTAGCTAATGCTTTAGCGCCTGGTGCCGCCGCTGGCTCCGCCTCTGCTGTAATTGCTAATGCTTCTGCTGGTGCAATTACTAGTGCCGCAAACCAACTAATACTTACTGGCGATGTAGATCTTAGCGATGTTTTTACTGCTGCCGCTATGTCAGGAGCACAAGAGTTTCTTGGCTCTCTATTTGATTCTGGCAATACAAATCCAGATGAAATTAGAGATCAAGTTCAAATGGATTACATTACAAAAGCAGATGAAGCTAGGGCCGCAGGCGACCTAGCAATGGCTGACTTTTATGAGCAAGTAGCTAGTCAGGTGGGCAATGTAGACATTAGCGACATAACTGATCCTAGCTGGCAAAACGTCATTGTTAACTTGGCACAGCAAGCACCAGAGGCTGTAGAGGTAGTCAATCAAGTTAATGAAAATGTAGGCGAAGCAAGAGACGAAGAAACAGATGACGTTAACTCAGAGTTGGTTAATCAGATATTAGAAAATGTACAGCCTGAGCCTGACATTCCTCTTGAAGATCCAGAATTTGAAATTGATCTTCCTGAGCCTACACAAGAAGAGCCAGAGCCTGATCTTCCTATAGACATACGACCTCCAACCTTGCCAGAGCCTGAAGAAGAGCAAGAAGAAGAGACAGATATTTTTGCTGACACAGTAGCTGAGGACTCAGGCTTAGAGTCAGATACACCCATTACAGAAACTATATTCCCTGAATACTTCCCTGAAGAGCCAACAGAACAGCCTCCAATAGATCCTCGCCGTACTCCTGATTTTCCTGGTGGGCCACCACCTATTCCAGGGCCTCAAGGAGAAACAGGGCCAGCAGGCCCAGCAGGGCCGCAAGGCGAAACTGGTCAGCCTGGTGAAACAGGAGAACAAGGGCCACAAGGTGTACCTGGAGAGCAGGGGCCTAGAGGTGAAACTGGCCCAAGGGGAGAAACCGGACAAACCGGCCCTCAAGGGCCTCAAGGTGAGCCAGGCAGAGATGCAGATCCTGAACAAATACGGCAAATAGTTTCAGAGGTAGTTGCAGGTATTGAGTTTCCGCCTGGTGTTACGGCAGAACAAGTCTTAGAGATTGTTTCAGGACAGCTTTCCAACTTGCCAGCAACAACAACGCCTGAGCAGGTTGAGCAGATTGTTTTAACAGCAATTGGCAATCTTGATTTCCCCCCTTCTGTTACCGAAGAGCAAGTTAATGAGCTTGTAAATAATGTACAGCAAGGTCTTGAAGCGAACCTTGAAGATATAAGATCTGAGTTAGGTACATCTATTCTTGGTGTTCAAAGAGAAGTTAGTGATGTAGAGCGTAGTCTTACAGAGGCACTTGAAGCCGCAACACTAGGCCAAGCTACAGCACTAAGCGATGCTGAAGCGCGTTTGCTTTCTCAGTTAACAGGCATTGAAGCCGACATTCTTCAACAAATGGCGGCATCTGAGGCCGGTTTAGAACAACAGCTATTTGATGTTGGAACAAACATAAACCAAGTACGCGCTGATCTTCAGTCTCAAATACAGACAACACAGCAAGAAACTGCAAGAAGCTTAGAGCAGGCATCTGATGAAAGGCGACAACTGCAAGAGGCTCTTATAGCAGTAGGTGGCAACGTCGATTTACTAGATGCAAGAACACGCCAGCAGTTTGAACAGTTTGGTGAGGACGTTAATGAGTTGTTTGCTGACGTTAACGTGGACATTGAAGGTTTACGTGCAGGTCAGGTTAGTCAGCAGGAAGCATTTGAGCAGTATCAAGCTAGTGCGCAATCCCAAGCGGCTGAAGCGGCAGAAGAGCGTCGTGACTTACAGCAGTCAATTATCAATGTTCAAGGTGATGTTAGTCAGTTAGATGAAAACACTCGACGTCAATTTGAAGAGTTTGGTGGCACTGTTAACGATTTGTTTGCCGATGTGAATGTAGATATTGAGGGGCTACGACAAGGACAAGTTAGTCAGCAAGAGGCACAGCGTGATTTTGAGCAAAGCGTAACCGGCCAGTTTGGTGACATTACAGGACAACTAGGTGCGCTAGGCGGTCAGGTTGGCGGATTGATGTCCGAAGTATCTGGCATTGGCCGTGGACTAGAGGGTCTTGGCGAGGGTGTTGCTGGTTTAGGACAGGGTTTAGGCGCTGGACTTATGGGTCTTGCCACACAACAAGCTATGTTGCCTAGTCAGATAGCCGCCGCTACGCCAATTCAGCCTCAAGAGTTTAAAGAATTTAGACAGGGCCTTACTCGACGCAAGATCGCAACACCACTACAAATTGGTTTGTTTACTGGAGGCGCTAGAAGCGTATGACATATCTCAATCTAATGAATAATGTATTGCGTCGTCTTCGAGAGGAAGAAACTACGTCTGTGACAAGCACTACTTACGTCAAGATGGTTAGTGACTTTATTAACGATGCCAAAACCTTGGTGGGCCAGGCAGCAGATTGGTCTGCACTACGAGAAACACTCACGATCTCGACGACCGCTTCGGACAATACCTATTCGCTAACAGGCGGTGGTGACAACGTAAAAGTCATGTCAGCACTCAATGACACACAAAATTGTTTTTTGGAGTATCGAAGCAAGGATTACTTTAACGATGCTTTATACATTCAAAGTGCTGCTACAGGTGCACCAAAGTACTTTACCTATAACGGCCTAGACTCTAATGGTGACACTCAAATACTAGTAGGGCCTACACCTGATGGTGTGTACAGCTTGCGGTTTGATCTTACCAAAAGACAAGCCGACCTTAGTGCAGACACCGACGTGCTTTTGATACCTGCTCAACCGGTTATTCACTTAGCAGTTGCACTATTGGTGCGTGAAAGAGGTGAAACAGGTGGTACATCAACGGCCGAGTACTTTCAGATTGCCAATCAGTATTTATCTGATGCTATTGCGATAGATGCAGCCAAGCATCCAGAAGAGATGATATTTAGGACGGTTTGATATGGCTCAACAACTACAAAGCATCAATCTTGTAGCACCTGGTTTCAAAGGTGTAAACACTGAAGATTCGCCGTTAGCGCAAGATCCATCATTTGCTGAGATTGCAGACAACGCTGTAATCGACAAGCGAGGACGTATTGCTGCACGTAAGGGTCATAGTGTTATTACGACCAACAAGACTGCTTTGGGTTCTGCCAGCATTCGGGTTGTACATGAGTTTCAAAAAAACACCGGTAGCAATGCCATTTTATCTACCGGCAACAACAAGATTTTTACAGGCACTACAACACTTACAGACGCAACGCCTGGTAGCTATACGATATCTGCTGATAATTGGAAAATTGTTAACTTCAATAACAATGCGTATTTGTTTCAGGCAGGACATGATCCTTTAATTTACGATGGATCGTCGGTTGCGTTACTTAGCTCTGTATCAGGGGCAAGTAGTATCGTCCAAGGCAATGAGGTGTTGGCCGCTTATGGTCGTTTGTTTGTTACGGGATTGAGTTCCGCGCCTTCTACTATTTATTGGTCTGATCTACTGCAAGGTCACAAGTATTCTGGTGGCTCTAGTGGCAACATTGATATCTCAACTGTTTGGCCTGACGGTTACGATGAGATTGTTGCGTTAGCTGCACATAACAACGCCCTTATTATTTTTGGTCAGCACAGCATTGTTGTTTACTCGGGTGCTACAGCCCCTGCCAGCATGACCTTAGAAGATACCGTTGCGGGTATTGGTTGTGTTGATCGAGACACAGTGCAATACACGGGTACTGACGTGTTGTTTTTGTCACATACAGGACTAAAAAGCTTTGGTCGTACCATTCAAGAAAAGTCACTGCCAATCAGCAGTCTGTCTAACAACATTACAAAAGACATCATTGCTACTTTACAAAATGAAACGCAGTTTTTCCGGTCAGCATATAGCCCTGAAGAAGGTTTCTATCTACTGACGTTTGTAGGTCAAGACATAACGTACTGTTTTGACGTTAGGGGCACGCTAGAGAATGGTTCGTATCGCACAACTCGATGGCCATCTACTGGGTTTACTGCTTATGCCAGATTAGAAAACGGTGATTTGCAAATCGGCACATCCAACGGCATTAGTAAGTATGAAGGCTTTCAAGACAACAATCTTGGCTACCGATTCCGTTATTACAGCCCAAGCCTGACGTTTGGTGATAGCTCACGAATCAAGATCCTTAAAAAATTAAAGCCTACATTGGTAGGTGCAAACAACTCTGTCGTTTTTATGAAGTGGGCGTATGACTTTGATACGACATATGCGACATCAGAATTTACCGTGGGCACACAGCTTACGGGATCTTTTGGTGAAAGCGAATACACCACTGTTGAGTTTACCGGCGGACAACTTACTAACCAGCGCAGTATTAATACAACAGGATATGGCACCAGTGTTCAGGTAGGTCTGGAATCAGAGATTGATGGATCACCCTTATCACTACAAGAAATTAACGTAATGGCTTTGATAGGTAAGCTACTTTAATCGGGAGATAACAATGATTTTTCCAACAGTACAAGCGCCTGCGACAATCCAAGAAGATCCTAGCGCTCTCGATCAAATATTTGGAGGGTTGTTAGGTGCTGGACAATCTATTTTGTCTTCCCCTGATGCGCTTACGGGTATTGCTGGCGGCTTGCTAACAAGAGAAGCGTATGATCGCCTAAGTAATATTGGTGAGCAGGCTAAACGTGAGGCTATGAGCCTTGCAGAGCGCGGACAAAGAGAGTCTGAGTTTAGACCGTTTACGGTAACTACTCCCACTCAGGCAATGTTTAGTGCAAGGCCAACAGAAGACGGCCTGCAAATTGGCATGGAGTTATCCCCTGAAGAGCAGGCATTACAACAACAACTGCTTGGCGGTGCTGGCGGGTTCTTTGGTCAAGCAATGACGCCTACGCAAGCGCGTGAACAGGCCGTATTTGATCGTATACGGGCTACACAACGTCCTGATGAAGAGCGTCAGAGGCTTGCATTAGAAGAACGACTTTTATCACAAGGTCGGCTAGGAACATCATCAGCAACCTATGGCGGCGGTACTCCCGAACAGTTAGCGTTAGCAACAGCGCAAGAAGAAGCTCGCAATCGGGCTATGTTGACTGCAATGCAACAAGCACAAGCAGAGCAGGCGCAACAAGCGGCTTTGGGTGGTCAATTATTAGGTGCTAGTTTCTTGCCACAACAACAGTTAATTGAAGCTACTCGCCCGGGCTTAATTCAACAAGAACTTGCACAGCAGGCACAACAGTTTGGTACAGGACTCTTTGGTGAAACTGCGCTGTCTGGTATCGAAGCACAGCTACTGCAAGAACAGGCACGGGCTAACCTGCTGGGCGGGATCGGTAGTAACCTAATTACGGGTCTTATGAACCAAAAAAGAGCAGCAGCTAGTCAAGGCGGCTCCGGTGGTGGTTCGGGGCTAGGTGGTTTGTTTGGCGACATCGTTGATAACCTTGGCAGTGTAGGGTCAGGAATCGGACGACTCTTAGGAATTGGAGATTAATCATGGCTAGGTTTTCACAATCATTTTTACGGTCATTAACACAGCCCTCATTTCAAGAGGGGTTGTTTACTGCGGCTAGGCAGTTAGGTGGGCTTAGAGGTCAGTTAGAGCAAGAGCGTGGTGCGATGCAGCGCTTTGACCAATTAAGCAGGGCCACCGGCCAGGCTCAAGCATCTGCTTTGTCTGGTGATCCTAATGCGCTTGCCTTGAACATTAGGCGTTTAGAAGAGATTAGAAATGCAGCTCCTACACTTGAAGAAAAACGAGCGATTGATTCACGTATTAGTCAATTAAGAAGTATGGCTCCTGCCGCAAAGCAGGCTGGATTGAAGCGGGATATCACTGCGGTATCTCAGATTGATAATGTGCTTGATGGTCTTGATGCGCGAACAGACATATCGGAGCAACAGAAGTCAGAGTTAAAAGAGTCTTTGACGTTACGCAAGAACCAGCTTCTTGATAACCCAGAAATCGAGCAAGGGTACAGACAAGATCAAGTCAATGCGTTTCAGTTTGAACAGCAAGAGCTTGCTATGCGTGAGTCACAGTACATTCGTGATAGCCAAGATGAAATTCAAAGAGCCATTCAGTCTGGTGATAAAGATCAACTTGATGCAGTAAGAGATAAGATACCGCCCGAGTTTGCAACGATTACTAATCAGTACATTACAGGTGCAATCAGAAACAACGAGACCGTTAATAAATTTAACGAAAGATCTATTGCTCTTAACACAGCGCCAATGTCAGAAGCAGAGCTAGACAAGATAATTGCTGAGCTTCCAGAGGGTGCAGCAGACGCAATGGCCCCTGAGATAAGAGAATACAGAGAAGCTATCAAAGGCTGGAGTGATGAGACCCAATGGTCTGGCAACACAAACGCCCTAGCTAGAGCGCAAGCTGCTGAAAAAACAATTCGCTCAAGAATGTCTGGCATTGCAAACGCGCTGTGGTCTTCAGAAATTACAGAAAAAAGAAGAATTGCCGCAGAAGATAGAGCTGTAGTTAGGGCCGCAGAGTTAGAAATGGCCAAAGGCCCAACAGATGTTGAAAGACTAAGAAGAGCAAAGCTTATAACAAAAGAAAAGGATGGTGAGCCAACGCTTCAAGATATTGCTTTGGCTGATGAGCAGTTAACAGCAGAAAATATAGATCGCCAGTTGTCGATAATTTATAACGTAGATCCAGAAAGGGCTATTGCTCTTGGCTATGAGGCAGACGATGACTCGCCAGAGGGCGCTGTAAGCTTTGAT